TTTCCGTGTCTTTTTGATTTAATGCACTTCTCATTCTACAGCCTCACCAGATGGTATTGAATCTAATACTTCTACTGGTATAGTTTTTAATTTACTCACATCATACTCAGCATAAAATATACCAATATCGTCAAAAAGTCTTTTTTGATTATTTAAAATTAAATAAATTGATTTATCTTCAAAATTATCACTTGTTACGATATCACCATTTCTAACACGTTTTTTTACAAGTCCACGTTCTTGTATTACTGGTAACTCATCAGCAAATTCTGATTGAGCTAGTTCAGTAATATTTCTATTTATTGTTTTTTCTAATAAATTACTAGAAACATATACAGGATAATTTTTATCACTAACACTTTTAAGATTTTCTAAATCTTCACTATTTAGTTCTACATTTTTGTATACGCTATCCTGTTCAATATTGGCATCTTCTAATCCAGCTGTTGATGTTATATCTTCAAAAGAATATAAAACTCCATTACGTTTAAAATTATCTTTTTTTAATTCATCGATTCTATTTAGATATTGGTCTCTTAATTCACCAACAAAATCTTGATAGAAATCTATATCTTTTAATTGTTCTTTTGTATATGGCATTACTTAGTAACTTTAAATGTAAAGCCCTCATTATAATACTGATTTGTCTCGTCAACTGTGCCACTTCCGCTTACTACTCTATATTTTAAAGTATAATATCTTTCAGGTTGATATCCATCTAACCATAAATTAAAATAATTTCCCTGAGAGTCACAACTCAATTTTGAACCAGTACCAAAAGGAACAATTACATCATTTGTTTCAGCATCACAAATTGAATAATAACTTGAACCACTAGGTAAATATTTTACTGTAATATTTGAAGGTGTAGTTGAATAAGTTTTTTCTGGATACCTAGCTCTACCCACTACTCTAAATTTAGCTTTAGATTTTTGATTATACTCAGGTCTTAACCCTTTCATATAAATTACAGCATCTTCTAAATCGTTACTTGAGAGTGGAGATAAAGAACCAGTATTCCACTTTGAATCATCCCACTCTACTTCTAACGTAGGAGGATATTTAGTATGTGTGTCTGTTGAAAAAAACGAAAAATTACCTAATCTAGAATTATCAGTCTCAGCACTACCACTTCTTTTTATCATAAAACCTTCATTAGGTACAACACCATTTATCCAGTTATTAACAATACCTGTAACATCCATTCTCATGTCGATAGAATTTCTATTGAAAGAATGTGATGCTTCACTAGCAGTATAAAACGTACCTCCTGATGCACTTATTGCTGAATCCCATAATGTTCCGTCAGTTTCACCTTTTCTAAATGTCCAACTACAACCTTCTTTAGAAAAAGGATTATCGTATGAACGACCGTCACCCATTATCCAAGATTGACTTACTGGATAAGCATATAAACTTTGCGAAGTAGCTAAAGCTGAAGGTTTTGCGTCAAATAGATTTAAATAATATTTAGGATTAGTTATTAGACCATTTGATATTGAAGATGATATATAATTTAAATCAAACTTAATTAAAATACGTGAACTATTAACAATTAAACCATTGTCACTTACATCTTTTTTTACCTCTAAAATTTCATCTAAACCTGCATTTAAACTGGCACTGACTTGGTATAAAGTATTATCTTTTTCTGCAAATTCAAAATAATGCATTTATTATTCTCCACTTAATAAGTTATCACCCACTACTTTACCTTGAATATCAGAGTTAGGAAATTTAACTTCAAAAATACTTGGGTCAAGAGCAGTATAGAGCACACCGTCTATTAGACTTTGATTAATATCATAAAAGTTACCAGAGTATCCATTGGCAGATTTGTATTTATTTTCAATAACTATAGGTAATTTGTTAGGATTATTTTCAGTAGGAGGTACAATGGAAGCAACACCATCTACTAATGAAAGTTCATAAGCTATATCAGATAGTATAATCGGTTGTCCTATCTGAAATCTGTCAATGTTAAAAAAGTCCTTTACAGCTGCTACACATCTTAAAAGGACATCGTTTTTGTTAAATCCTACTTTTGTTAAAATAGAAAATTTAACACCAATATTAATTATATAGGCATCTTTTATATTTACTGCATCAGTCACCAATCTAAATTGTGATAAATATGTTTTTAAATTTTCTTTTACTGTATTTGTTAGTTGGGTTAATTTTTTATTAGAATCAAACCCTAAAGTATACATATCTAAAGCTAACGGATTTGATACTGTTTTGTTATATACGTTTAATTGTTCATCTTGTACTAAGTGAACTTTTGCAATATTACCATATCTCTGTGGTAATGAGTAAGCTCTCACAATGTAATCTTCTTTAGTAACTGCTCTACTTTGTGCTTGATAGTAAGCTAAAGCACTTTCTCTAACTTCTCTAATTGTCTGTCCTGAAGAACCTCCGCTAGCTGGGTTAACGTTTGTAAATCTTACCGATGTTTGAGAATCTTGTAGTAAGGCGGGAGATAGATTAGAATCTTGAACTTGAAAAGAAATATTTCCTATATTCGTTATATCACCTGAGGCTACGTTATCGTCTATACCTCCTCCATATGAATATGTAATTGTTAATGTCGTATTTGAGGGAGCTTGACCAAAAGCTTTTGTCTTTAAAAAATTACTAGGGTCAAATGCTTGACCTAACTTACTTGGACTACCAGGTAAATTTGAACCTACCATATCAGGATTAGGTATTATTTCCTCATCTGGATTATCAGAAACTCCTGCTCCAAATCTTAAAATAGTTTCATCATTTTGATTTATATAAGTAGTGAATCTACGAGCAGTCTTTTTTAATTTTAAAATATAAGGTGAGACTTCACGATTGATAACAGAACTAGGGTCATTATCAATATTATTTTCTATATCTTCAAATATAGTATCACGAGCTAAAGAATCTACTTCGTACCATTCATTGCTATCATTATCTATACAAGATATAATTTCAATGACATCTGGGTTACCTAATTTAATTTGAGAATATTTTTTTGCTGAACCGAATGAAAATGTTTCACTAATAATATTACCACTCTCAGCTTTTACCTGTTTTTTTAATAAAAATTTAGTAGGTATTCCTGCATCACTTTCAAAAATTTCTACCTCTCTACGGTCATATGAACTAGAAACATTAAAATTAACATCTTCAAGTGTTCTAAATGTAGTTCCTGTACTATTTGATAAGACTTGAGTTCCACCCTTTACATTTAAAGCATATCTATAATCTGGTTTTTCATTTAAAGCAGGAACTGTTTGAAATACATCTAAAACTACATTTGATGGTGAAGTTACTTTTGGTTTATAACCAAATGATTGAGCTATGTTATATACATTTCTCTTTTCTTCAGCATACGCCAATAAAGACTCTCTAAATTGTGCATCTATGTAATATGATAATACATCCCCGACATAAGCTGCCATTTCAATAAACATCATACCAGGAGATGCTTCATTAAAATCATTATACGTGTTAGGAAAATATACCTTTGCAAATTCAATTAAATTATCTCTAAAATCACTAAAATCTTTATTAAGATAATTTACTTGTTTAGTTACATTTTTCTTTACACTTGTTCTAGCCATTTTTCATCCTTAATAATTTGAAGTCGCGGAGCTAGCATCTAACTCAATTTGATTTATAGTATCTGGATTAAGAGTTGTAGAATATTCAAGTTTAACAAATATTTTATTAGTATCACCTTCATCAGTTAAAGTTTGAACTGATAATACATTTATATATGGTAACCACTGTGAAATACTTCTTTTTACTTCTTCTTCAATTCTTGAAGGTAATTCTTCATCTACTTGTTCAAAAACTAATTGTCTTAACCTGCTACCGAATTGAGGTTGTCCTAACCTTTCCCCTGGATAAGTCAATAATAAATTTCTTAAATTATGCTTAGATTGTTCTAAAGAATTTTTTGTCATGGCAAAATCTAAATTATTATTGTTTCTTAAAGGAAACGATAAACCTACATAAGTATTAGGATTTAAATCAGTTTCTAAAGCGGACATTATTTATCTTTCATTTTTTCGTGTTTCATCAAATCACTATAATCTCTTGTTAAAGCATTTGTTATATGCTCTGGTACATCATTCACAGATTTACCAGCTTTACGTAATGTATCTGCAGCTACCATATCACGTTTTACTTCTTCGGGTTTACCATATCCCATTAATTCAGTCATACGATTTGTATCAAAAACTCCTCCACCTAAAGTTGCATATTCTTCATTTTTTTTAGACTTACTAAATCCTACGGTTTCGTTTAGGACTTTATTTAAACTTTCGTTTTTAGTGTATGTAACCTCTTTTTTAGAATTAACTTGTGGCGTTTCGATAACTTCTTTAGTAGATATAAGTTTACCTGGTTGTTCTTCAATAAATATCTTTCTAACTTCTTTTTTGACTTCTCTACGGACAGCTTCTTGTATTATTTTTACAAGGTCTTTTTTAGTCATAATAACTCCTATTGTGTTTTAACTTTTGTACTTAAAATATTTTCAGTTTTTAATAAATTTGCTTGTGTTTCAAGTACAGGGTTTGTTGTTTTTAAAATTGTACCTTGAACTGGAGCTGTATTTATTAATGTTTTAATTAAACTAATCATATTGTCTAACAGTTTAACTAAATCGTTTCCTTTAGCTATAGGTTGTAAATCACTTTCTATAGCGGTACCTAATCTAATATCACTTCCTTTAATAAATATTCCGTCACTTTTTATTAGTACTTTTTTTCCTTCTATTTGTTGGTCATCAAACTTTTTACCTCGTAATCCATCTGAAGTTAAGTATATAGAACTATCATCAGTATCTATATTTTCTGAAACTATATTGTCATTACTTGTATCGATATTATTTCTTATCAATATTGCTGGTTTATTACCATGACCATCAAAATGTATAGACTGACCAAATCTACCTTGAAATAAAGTACAACCCTCACCTATCTCTAATTCTTTTACATTTCTACGTTCAAATGTTTCACCATACTTTGTATTTTTTTCATACACACCAGAAGCACCAGGTATAGAATTTTCATTAACAGAACCTTTACGATTTATAATACTTGTGTAAAAATGTTGTCCGTTAAGTTCTATTACATCTACGTGTTCACCGATAACAGGTACGGTAAGTTTATTGTAATCTTTAGGTTTAACGACTCCACCTAAAACTGGTTGTGTTGGGTCATTTATAAAAGTCCCCCTAACAGCTCCTCGTAGACCAGGTTCATTTAATATTACTTCGGTCACCTCAAAAGCTTCAGTTTCATGATAATCATACTGGCTAGCATTTATTATCTTTTTAACTTCTGAAAATATTTTTGAATAGGTGGGCATTCCAGTTGGATAAGAGGTTGTAATATCTACACCCTTTTTGTCTCTCCAAGCCATTTAATTCTCCACAGATGCTGATTCTATTTTGTTGTGTATTTTATCGGATTCAATTTGTATTTCTGAAACACTTTCTTCTATACTACCAAGTAATTGATTTTTTTCTTCCTCAGATAAACCAAATTCGTCCTCAGAAGAAGACTTCTGTTCAGCTGAAATAAGTCTTTGTACAATACCAGCCATCTTAACAAGTTGGTCATCATTCTTAACGTTTATCTCAAGATACTCTTTTATCATCGGAACCAATTGAACCGCGGTATCACCATCTTTAATAAACGTAACAAGTTCTTTTGTTAAGATATCAAGTTGTTTTTTATTGTATTCTGTATTATCGTAAATATCTTTGAATAGTGAGGAAAGTGATTTTCCATCAAAGATTTCGTAGTCAATAGCCATAATATACCTAAATGTTATTATTCAATAATAAATATGTACTACTCTAAAAATAGTAATATATAAATATATATTGGATTAATTAATTTTAGTTACATTATAGTTATTTACAGAGGTTACTCGGTTACCAAAATTACTGAGTGACCTTTTTTTCTAACTAACGGGA